ACGGGATAGGTAAAAATTATGATTACTTTAGAGTAAGATATAAATATAGTGAAGATAGCGGTCTGACAAATAAGACAGGTACAAGCAGGAGCTTTTGCCAACAGCTGATGTCTGCAAATCTTGTGTATAGAAAAGAGGATATTGTAGCATTAGAAAATGAAAGTGTAAACCCTGGCTTTGGACCCGGTGGAGATGATACGTATAATATTTGGCTATACAAAGGAGGCGTTAATTGTCATCATAGGTGGATAAGAAAAATCTACAAAACAACATTTGAAATTGGAGGATATAATGATATAAATAGTGCTGAGATAATAAGCACAGCTAAGGCAAGAAGCGAGGGCTTCTACCCCGAAGCTAACGAATACGAAGTGCCGGAAGCACCTAAGAGAATGCCAAATCAAGGTAGAAAATAAAAATAATATAATATGAAAACAACAGTAAACAGAATTAAGGCTAACTTAAAAAAAAGAAAGCTAAGAAAGAGTAACATTAAGTTAGGACAAATACAGGACTTAAAAGCAAAGATGGATAGTTTCAGAGGAAAACTAGAAGACATTAACACTTATAAAAATGAAGTGTGGGGGTTTCAACAGGACTTTATTACTGCGTATGACAAAGCAGAGGGTGGATATTTGAATTTAGCCTCACAGCTTGAAGCTTTGGGAGATGTAGATAGTCTTTTAATTGAAATCTCAGACGTAGAAAGAACATTGACTGAGATGGGGGTAGATGACATACCGGAGTTTGCAGACATGGAAGCTATAGCTGAATTGTATACTGAAACAAAGCAAGATATAGAAGACGTTGGAAACTTAATAGGAACAATAAATTACGGAAGATAATGGATATAGCAAAAGAAATAGCGAGAAGAAAAAAGAACCTTAAAAAACATAAGGTAGAATTGTCCTCAGTAAATGAGGTATTAGAGTCAGGGTTAAGATTTAAAGCTTCATTTGATGAAGCGTGGCGAATTACAAATGATACACAAGGTATACATTCTAAATTTGATGAAGTTTATAATATCATTACTGAAGTACATAGAGTGATTAACGATAGCATTGTAGACCTTAATGACTTTAGGCAGTCATTTAACGCACTTAGAGATAAATTAGTTGATGTAGGGCTTGACATAAATGATATACCTGAGTTGAACCACCCTGATATACAAATTCTTCTTGAAAGTGGAGGAGAACCATTTACAGAGGGTGCGTATCTTAGCGATATGGATGTTGAATATTGGAATGATATAGAATCAAGATTAGCACAAATAGACCTTTAAAATTATGAATATATCAAAAGATGAACTTGAAAGAGAGAGTTTAGAATGGATGGGAATGTTCTCACAAGCAGAGATATTAGCAAAAGCATTAAGATAATATGGCATACACACTTTTCATATCAGAACAGAAGTTAAAAGACAGCACTGCTATCAACGGAAATGTTGATGTAGAGTATCTTCTTCCGTATATGAAAACCGCTCAAAAGAAATATATAGAACCTCTTTTGGGGACGGACTTATATAATAAGATAGACGCAGACATAGTCGCAGGGACTTTAGCAGGTAATTATAAAATTCTAATAGAAGATTATGTGCAAGACGCTTTAGTACATTGGTCTTTATTTGAGTGTATACCTTTTCTATCTTATAAAATAATGAATAACAATATTGTGGCTAGAACGTCTGAGAACGGACAATCTTTACAAGCAAATGAACGTCAATATTTAAGAGAAGAAGTTAGAAATACAGCAGAGTTCTATACTAAAAGATGTATAGATTATATAAATGAAGATAGCTCATTGTTCCCGGAGTATAGCACAAACTCGGGAGCAGACATACGTCCTAACCATGAGAGCTATTATTCTAATATTAACATAGAGAATGTAAAAGGACGCAAAAGACCAAACGCTATTACATTGTCGGACTTTTTAGACTAAATGAAACGAGGACCTTATAGAGAGAAGAAAGAAAATGAAGTAAGATTAAAAAAAGTATTAAGCAATGCCGATAATGAAAGCAACAAAAGACATAGCAGAGGTAATAGGGGTAAACGGAACAATATTAAGCGTAACAACCTTTAGTAACTTAGAAGTAGTATTAAAAATTATATTACTTATTATAACAATAGGTTATACACTTAATAAGTGGTGGTATCATTCGCAAAAGAATAATGATAAGTAGACTGATTGAGTTTATAAAATCATTTTTTGGAAAGAATATGAGTATAAAACTAAACATAAACAAAGCAAATTTACTCCTCATCAGAGATGTTATGAATGGGGACTTTACTTTAGGTAAGCTATACCTAAACGGGCAATTTATGGCACACACATTAGAACGTCCGTGGATAGATAATCAAAGAAGTGTTTCTTGTATACCGACAGGAGTTTATGGTGTAAGATTAAGGACAGCAAAAGAAAGTGCTTCACGTGATTATTTACACTTATTGGTAAAAGATGTTCCTAATAGAGATTATATACTATTTCATAAAGGAAACAACGTAAAAGACACAAAAGGGTGTATACTAACAGGGCTAAGCAGAGGAGAAGATTATGTGGCTGAAAGCAGGAATGCTCACACAAATTTAATAGATACGCTAATAGAGAACGAAGTAGCGGAGAACATAGAATTAATAATCAAAAATCAATAATTATGAAAACATGGCTAATCCATCAAATGCTTCAAAGTAAGAAGTTTTGGTACACAGTTGCAGGAATTGTAATTCCTTTAATAGTAAGATATTTAGGAGTAGATGAAGAAACTGCTTCAAATGTATTTTACGCACTACTTACTTTAGTGTTAGGGCAAGGAATTGCTGATAGTGCGAAAAAGTAGAGTTCTAGTTATAGGCGACTTACACGCACCCTTTATTAAAAAAGGATATTTAGAACATTGTAAGAAAATCTATAAGAAATACAAATGTAATAAGGTTGTCTTAATAGGAGATATTATAGATAATCATTATTCTAGTTTCCATGACCCTGACCCCGACGGCTTCAGTGCGGGGCAGGAGCTTGATAGGGCTATTGCTATTGTCCAAGATTGGTACAAAGCGTTTCCTAAAGCGTTTGTATGTATCGGAAACCATGACGCAATCATTTGTCGTAAAGCATACGCTAGTGGTGTATCTAATCGTTGGATAAGAGATTACGACGAAGTACTTGGAACTCCAGGTTGGGTTTTTGATGAGCACTTTGTAATAGACGGAGTGTATTATGTTCACGGGACAGGAAGTAGTGGACAAAAGGCAGCTTATAATAGAATGGTAAATTGGGGTTATAGCGTAGTGCAAGGACATTTGCATACGGAATGCTCAATTATGTGGAAAGTTGATATTGATAAACGACTTTTCTCAATGCAAGTAGGTTGTGGTGTAGATGATAAGTCTTACGCTATGGCATACGCAAAAAACTTCACAAAGAAGTATATTATCTCATGCGGTGTAGTTTTAGAAAACGGAACACTCCCAATATTAGAACCGCAACCCTTAGTTTAGAAACAATATAAACTACACATCTTCTCAACATTTTTTTGGTTTTGTTAAAAACTATGCGTACCTTTGTAATACAAAAGGGCATAAGCAACCACCCGAACGGAGCGGAACTAAATTAAACAAAATGACAAAGAAAACAGAACAAATTCTGAAAGAGCTAGCAGATAGCCTCAAATCAGAGCAAAGCAACTTCGACCCAATGACTGAGGGAGTTGTTGAGGGAGCAATCAGAAGTGCAATCAATGACGCCCTTTGGACAATAGGAGATAGACTATCAGAAATCTTAGAGGAGAGCAAAAGTTGGAATGATGAAATGGAAACAATAGATGATGAGGACGAACCGAATGAGCCGATAGATGAATGGCAGTTGCACGCCGAAACGAACGGACAAGCATAATGGAAATAATAATATTAGCACTAGTGTTCCTAATGTATGAACACGCAAAAGAATTAGGATATATGAACGAGGACGCCGAAAATCGTGAACAGAGTAGGCATACCATTAAAAAACAAAACAATGGCAAACAAAAATGAATGCGGTAAAACGCGAAAAGTTGACAACCCGTACGAAACATGGGTAAACTTCAGAGCAGGTTGGGAATGGAGAGTATTAAAGAAATACCAAGCTCCCGAGAATGAAGCTAAGAACCCACAGGCAAGATGGTTCACGGCAGTAAAAAGTCCACACACATACGGAAGATGGGAAATGGGAGATACATACGTAAGGGACATAAAATCTAATGCAATTAAATTAGATACACAAAAATGAGAAAGGTAATGACAATCAACGGCTACCGCTTTACATACGAGGACGCCCTGCAAATGTACGAATGCAGGGGAGCGGTATGCCATAACGAGTACGGAGATGAAGTTCCGGAAGAAAACCTTTGGAAAGCTGCTCAGCAGTTAGCATGGGAACTTGGTACACAATGGGAACCTCAACACAGCGAAAAAGGTTGGGTTGAAGTAATGAAGATACCCACGATAGAAGATACCCTAAAATTAGTTAAAGACCAAGAGGCTGATGAAGAAGAAGAAACATCAGAATGTTGCGGAAGAACTATGAACCCGGACAGCGACCTTTGTCCGGAATGTTTAGAACACACAGGACAATAATTTAAAACAAAACAAAATGGATAAAATAGATATGATGAAAATGTTTCTAGCCTTTGCACCGATAATAGACAATAGCGGAGAGGAGAAATCTTTAGAAGACAAAGTTAATTATGAAAGCCGAATAGTTTTCTCAACACCCGGAATGATAAAGCCGGATAATTGGGAAGAACTACCGCTTGAAGAAAGAGCTGAAAGGATAAAAAAAATGAAAGAAGTTATTAAATAATTTGGAGATATGTTAACAAAGGCGTATCTTTGATAAATCAAAAAAACAAAACAAAATGGATAAATTCACGGAGAGCAGTCTCAACGAAATACTGACAAGTTGGAGCGAACACGCAGAAAACTTAAGAGCAAGGGAAGTAGCCTTAAAGACAGAGGGCAAAGAAATTGAAAGCACCTGTCTTGGAATGGTTGCAGACCAATGCGAACATAACATGAAACAATTACGAGATACAATGACCACTCTAAGACGCCACACAAATCATTTGGCAAATGCGGAGAGAATAATGCGAGGACTATGAACAGAATGGTAATAGAAGATTGGTACATGTCAAAGAGCATGGAATTCTCAGAAACAAAAATTGACGCTGCAACGGGCTTTGAATATAACGACGTCAAAAAAGGGCAAAGACATTACAAAGTAATAGGCACCGAAGACCAAATTAACAAATGGGGTAGCCACCTTACCGAAATGGTAGATGAAGTTTATAGATACGAGCCAATAGAAAAGGGAAGTCATTGGGACGGGATAGTTTGCGGAGAAAGAGCAGACAGACCAAGCCGAGAAGAATACAATAATAAATGGCGACAAACTTATGACAAATATCTCAAAATCTATAACGAAAATAATCAGCAACTTTTAATAGTGTAAAAGGGATAAGCCGAAACCCTAAATAGTAGGCAAACAAAAACAAAACAAAGATGGTAGTAAAGAAATCAGTAGTTAAATCAGTCAAATATTTGGAGGGCAAAGACTTCGAGGGAAACTTTGGAACGCTTTACAAATATGAAGTAGTAATGGAGAACGGGGACATAGGAGAATACTCCTCAAAATCTCAGCACCAAGATAAATTCATAGAGGGCAAAACAACGGACTATGATTGGGACACCAAATACCCAAAGTTCCCTAAAATTAAGCCACACAGCATGTTTGAGGGGACGCCGAGGGCTATCACCCCCCAAAACAATAGTAATGGTCTTAAAACGCCGGAAAATGCGAATAGGGAGGTTCTGATAATAAGGCAGGTTTGCATAAAAGCAAGTTGTGAGTATCATGCAGGACGCAATACATCAACCGAAGACGTAATTTCAGACGCACAAATGTTTGAGAAGTATATAACAGGGCAGATGAAAATAGGGAGTGTTGAGATACACCAAGACAAACCTAATGATATGCCGTTCTAATGGAGATACTAATAGAAAGACTAAACAAAAGTTTAGACGATAAACGAGGTTCTGAGGAAGTTTTAAAATTAACCTCTAAGCACTCAGAAATACCTGTTAAGGATATAATAAGTAATTCTCGTAAGTATGCCGTAAAAGTAGCGAGATTAGTCGCAGCGAACCTTATGATGAATGAATTGTATATTGGTAAACGAGAAACTGCTACATCAGTCAATAGAGATAGAAGTTTGATGTATCACTATCAAAGCGTTCACGACGGGGAGTATATCATTTGGAAAGAGTATAGAGAATTATACGATAAAACACATTTTGAATTAACAAAAGGTGGAAAATTCAAACAAATATCTAAGGAACAAATAAGGCACACTTTAATCAGAGAAAAGATTAGAGATTGTCAACCCTCTTATGATGAGCTAGGCAATTTGCGAGCCTCTTATATAATAACTACAAAAATAGGTAGAAAGAGTTTTAAAATAAAGTCGAAGAAGTCGGAGATATTTCGTAAATTAGATAACATTTCGAGAGCATTTCATAAGTTCAACCACGAAGTGAAATATAAAGAGTTAGAAATATGAAACACTTACTATCAAGCACAGCTTTTTTAGTCGTAAACAAACAACTAACTCGCGAGATAGGATTGAAAGCAGCCGTTCTTTTAGCAGACCTAATTTCTAAGGAGAACTACTTTGAGGAAAGAGGAACACTAAAAGACGGTTGGTTTTTCAATAGTGCTGAGAACATTCAAGCAGACACCACTCTAACGAGATACGACCAAGACAAAGCTATAAAGAAACTAGAGGGTTTAGGAGTAATAGAAACTAAACTCAAAGGGCTACCGGCAATAAAACATTACAAGATATTCGCAAACAAGATTGCAAGTTTATTGCAAACAGGTTTAGAGAAAAGTCAAGAGGTTGATGTTAAAGAAGTTACAAGTAATAAGAATAACTTAATAATAAAAATTAAAAAGAAAGATATAACCCTTAGGGCTTTAGAATTTGAAGAGAATGTTTTTCAAGTATCAAATGTTTCTGAGGACATTATAAAAGATTTCGTAAGTTATTGGACAGAACCCAACAAGAGCAAAACTAAAATGAGGTTCGAAAGACAGGCAACTTGGGACACCAACAGGCGACTACAAACTTGGTGCAGAAACGAAAAGAAGTGGGATAGAAAGCCACAAGGTAAAGTAACAAAGAATATGGACACCCTCAAAAGAGTAGAGGATAGATTAAGGAACTTATGAGAGAAGAAACAACAGAAGAATTAAGATTAAAATGCAATAGGTTGCTAATGAAAACATATACAGCACTCGGACAAACACCCTTAGACGATACGGTTCTAACTTTCTCATTAATGTTAGCAGATGATTTAGCCGGCAGATATAGAAAATTAAGTTGGCAAGCAATAGAGTTAGCTTTTCATAACGGAGTAAGGGAAACTGATAAGTTTCATATAAATGCACAGGTTTGGTGTAAATGGCTAAATACAATGAGAGATTTAATTTGGAGCGGACAAGCCCATTTAGAAAAAGGCAGTCATCATGCAGTAAATAAAGAAATAAGACATCTAATAGAAAACAAAATAAAATTATTAAAATGAAAGATTTATCAACCTCAGAAAAGCTACAAATCGCACTACATATTAACAAATCTAATTTAGAACATATAGATTATTTAGAAAACAAAATTAACGAATTAGAAGCAAAACTAACAAAACAAACCTATGACATCAGAAAAAGAATTAAAGGTCGGAAAACGCACGAGAGCTAGCAAATACGACGGAAGACTTATACATTGTCCTAAATGCGATATGCCTACAAAAGTATATCACTTTTCATGGTCGGCAATAACATGTTGGAAATGTAAAGATATGATAGACAAAGAAGAATGGTATTTAGAAAACTACATAAAAAGGAGAAAGAATTTGACAAAGTGTTAAAAAGTTCTTATCTTGCAATATGAAAAGAATAATAATAACAGAGGCAGAAGTAAAAACGCAAAGGGACGCAGTCCTTTGGCACCTCAAAACGTACGGCAACATTATCAGTTGGGAGGCTATTAGAGAATATGGAGCTACTAGATTGTCAGCAATCATTTTCAACCTCAGAAATGAGGGGTACCAAATAGACGGAATTGATGAGCCACACAAAACAAGGTTCGGCAGAACAACTAAAGTAACAAGATACTTTTACCGCGAACCGCAAAGGAAAGTTGTTCAAAATCAACTAAGGTTCTAAAACTTTTTTGGTAGATTTACCCATTAGTAAATATATGGCTGACAAATCATTACCGAAGTTAAAGAAAGAGTTAGATAGGATATTCTCAATATACATTAGATTAAGGCACGCAGACACACAAGGGAATTGTAAATGTTTCACGTGTGGAAAAGTAGCACATTATAAGCGTATGCAGAACGGACACTTTCAAAGTAGACGTTTTTTACCAACAAGATTTAACGAACAAAATTGTCAAGTTCAATGCGTGAAATGTAATATGTTCATGCAGGGGGAACAATACAAATTTGCGAAATTCTTAGACATAGAATACCAAGAGGGAACATCAACACATTTAGAGCAACTAGCGAGAAGTAGTTGTAAATTTATGCGTTGCGACTACATGGACTTAATCAAGGAATACAAAGCAAAAGTACAGTTGTTAACATCTAACATTGATAAGTCATGTATAACACATTGATTATGACTGTATTATTTATTATAGTTTTGAGCACATGGAAGTAATAAAAAAATTTGACTATGTTAACTATCAACATAATATTATAGTTAATACATTTTTAGGCGACATGATAACTAAGGTTGCTGACGTTGGAAGTGATAAAAGTTTCTCAGAAGTAGTTACCCTTATAAATATAGTTATAGATTATCATAACGAATTTAATAAAACAGGCGGACATGAGGGATATTTACAAGACTATCTTAATATAATACCTATAAATGTAACAGTTGCTATACAGGGATATTTGATAGGTATAAGTAGTTGCAATGATGACGCTAATTTTAACGAAATGTTATTGCTGAGGAAAGAGATAACTGAGAAAAGTTATGATTGTGTAGATAAATTACAGGGTATTAAAATAGAAAAAGATTAGTGGATAATAAAGCTATCATTGAAGAACTAGCAAAACAAAGGGACGCACTGATGGATATTGCTAGAGTTTTTACTCGCAGTAAGACACGGCAAGATGACGTGGTGCAAGAAACAATAATAGTTATTATGAATATGAACCAAGAAGTTCTGAGAGAAATTTATAATAAAGACGGTATAAAAGGTTTAATAGGATATAGTGCAATAGTAATAAGAAGAAGTTTAACAGGGAAAAAGAATAGATATTATTATAAGTATAGAAAATATTATGAGCTATTAAGTAAAACTCCTGTTGCAATGGAATATAATACGTGGCTAGATAATCTAAAACAACCTGTAAAGAGTAATACAAATGAGCTTATAGATAAAATAGAGGAAGCTATGGAAACTTTGTATTGGTATGATAAAGAAATTTTATATAGGTATTACTATAACGAACATACATTAGATAGTCTGCATGAGCAAACAGGTATATCACGTGGCAGTATATTTAAGACAGTAAAGAAAGCAAGAAATCAAATAAAAGAAAAGTTATGTTTGCAACAAAAGAACTGATAAAAGAAAGAATGGATATATGCAAAGCGTGTCCTCACTACTTTAAGGCAACAACCACGTGTAAAAAGTGCGGTTGTTTTATGAAAGTAAAGACAGCTTTAGCAAATGTACAATGTGCAGACAAAGAAAATGTAAGATGGGGTAAGGCAAAAGACACACAAGCAGAGCACCCATCTATTGAAGAAATGTATTATCATTATAAAAGTGAGATACTTTGGATAGGCGAAAGATTTGATGACCCGGTTCACATGCGTTCGGTAAGTTTCAAGCAG